TGCGCCACCTTCTGCAATTCCGTTAGTCTGGGCGTGTCTGCCAGTCATTACTCTCCATCCAGATGATGTCCATGGCTCTTTCTTCAAGAGCTTGAATACCTCTGATTTGGTGTTCAACTGACTGAAAACTTTTGCTCCATACAGTGTGTTCAATCCTTCAGCCATGGTTGTTTCAGTTATGGCTGCTTTCTCTATCCCGTATCTCTTGGAGATACCAAGCGTTCCGCCATAATAGGCGTTAATGTATTCTTCAAATTCCATGTTTAGTTCTCCCCTACTATTTCGTCAAGCTCGTCCCATGATTTTCCTACGTTGTTCCAATCAAAGACTTCGCCTTTAGGAGTGTCAATCTTGGGTGCTGGGGTTGTTTTCTTTCCAGTGTAAACCCCTATCCCGTGTTTCTTTAGAGTGGTAACGGCTTTGTGAAGTTCATCAACTGTATCTGCTTTCTCTTCCTCAGCATCTTCCTCTTCTTCTTCGTCTTCTTCTGGTTCTTCCTCTTCTTCTTCCTCGTCAAGTTCGGCCTTTTCTTCGCCCATCTCTTCAAGATACGAAAGAACCTCTTTGAGTTTTGCAAGGGTAGCTTCCATGTCTTTGATTAGCTCTTCCTCCTTGTCAACTTCAACTGGCTCATCAAGTCCGGCAGCTATTTCTACGTCCGGAGTTTCGACAATTTCTTCGTCGGCAGCCTCCTTCACGGTGCCACCACATGTGCATTCGCTCATGTCTTCATATTTGTCAAAGGGTATATAAGTAGTGGAAACTTTCCGGAAACTATTTCTTGCCCTTCTTTCCGCCACCCATAATGCGTGCAATATTCTGCCTGTTGAGGGTCTTGGGATTATAGTTGGATGAGAACATCGCCTGCCTGAACTTCCATCCGCTTGCATCCTTTACGTTGCCGGGTTCCTTCCCGCCTTGTCCGGGAGAATGTTTATCTGGAGGATTCGGAGACCTGTCCGAACCTGATGGCTTGTGACCCCATTTCCCCATGTCCCACCACAATGAACCACACAACCTCTCTGGGTCTGCTGTCATCGGTCCTCCGTAGTAGTTCTTCAATCTTCTTGCATTCAACTTGCAGTTGTTCCATTCAGTCTTGGTCGGCGACCTCATCCTTGGCTTCTTTCCGGGTTTGGTCCTGCCTCTCCCGTACTGCTGGGGTTTCCTCTTGGGGGCCTTCATTATCATCATTGTCTGCGCCACATCGTCAAAGTCCTTCTTCACCTTCAGGTACCGGATTCGCTTCAATATCTTCTCAAGCTCCATCTTGGCCTTGCCGAACCGTCTGGCGTTCATCGCCCTGTGCTGTCTCTCCGCACCTGCACGCGTAGCATGACAGGCTCCCTTGATGGGTTGTCCTATCTTGCCGGGGGTCCGGTGATGAAGAATACACCACTTGTTTCCCCGCTTGCCTAACTTCTTCTCTACCGCATTGTCCACTATCTTCTGTATATCATCCAGTGTGGTCTGTTTGGCGGTGGCTACGTTTGTCACCGTGGCCTCCGGGTTGGCAGGCTTGTTGCCAACCCATGAGACAGACCAGAGGGATAGCGCGGAGATTTCGTTGTGACAGACCTCTCCTTCGCATACCTTCTCCTGTTTCTCAGCTTCGCCCCGGATAGACGAGCCTCCTTTATCACCATAAATCTGCATCTCCTCCCATACCCGGTTATGCATCGGGAGCCGGTTGTGTACCCCGACCCTCAGCTTTACTTTACCATCCTTAATCTGGTACGCGAGAGGTAGACCAACGGGCATCTCCTCGTGCTTGTACGAATATACTCCGTACTTCATATAGAAATCCATGGCCTCCTTTACGGAACCTGTGGATACTTTGTCGTTTTGTTTGTCAATAATAGGTGACGAAATATAGGTCTCTAAGATTCTGTCATTGTACCACTCAGGTCGATAGACCTTCCATTTGGAGTTACTTTCGTCTGCCACAGCCCAACATTAGATATATGTATATAAGTAAAAGATACTTTCCGGAATCACGGTTTGGCTCCCTTGAACTGGGCCACCACTTCCTTGTTCAACCTCTTTATCGCATTGTTCGCCGCAGGTCTCAAAAAAGGGTGAGGGTCACTGAACGGCTGGTTCTTATGTATCCCCTTCGCTACCGCACCGGGTTCCACCCCATATATGTCCGCATACTTCTGTATGCTCTCGGAATACGGATAAGGCATCGGAGAATACCCGCCGTATTCTATTATCTCAGCGGCATCGTGGTCCGAACTTAAATCATAGATGGCCGTGTCCTCTATAGCATACACATCTACCGTGATGCTCTTTCCCAAGTCTCCGGTGCGGCTCCCGAAATGGCTGTACACAATATTCTCCGCCTCATCCCTCGCTCCGGGTGCGACGGCCTCTGCCGCCCTCTCAAAGATATTCCTCCAGTTATTCCTCTTCTTATAGAAGTTCATTATAGAAACAAACCCCCTCTCGTTATACTCAGTAACCATTACTTGTATCCGCGCACCGCGTCTATTGAATCATCACCATACTTCTCTTTCCATTTCTTGTCGATGTATTTTTTTGCCTTTTCGTAATGTGCAATTCTGTGAGCCTTGGCAATCTGTTCTCTTTGTACTCTATCTCCGTTCTTCCACTCCAAATCCGACTGACACTCCTGACAGAATCCTGACCCTAAAATATGAACCCTCATCCCGCTGGCCAAACACTTCCTGCAATTCTTCATGGCTTTATCGCACCGACCTCTGGCTTTGCCTCCGGCATCACCACCGTCGGCTCATCTGGAAGAACCAAACTACCATCCTTGTCCAAAGTGGCCTTGATTCCTAACTTGTTCAACACAGTGATAATATTCGCCTTCTGTAACATATTCGCCAAATGCTGCTGCTCGTTCTTCACGTTAATGTCCGCGAACTGCAACTTCCATGTCTTTATTCCCATCAACTTCATCAAGGGCTTGATGAACCCCATCTCTATACATTGCTGCGTTTCCCTGATAGTCCGGTCAAACAGGCTAATCTGCTCTCCCTCCGCATTCAATCCGCCAACGCCCTGAATGTTGCCCGTCACTATCGGCATCACCCCATAGGCTGCATTAATGTCATTATTAATTCGCTCCATATACGGTAAAGCCATCAACTCATCCATGTTAGGCATGACCGGTACAAACTTGGCCTGACCTGCCGATACACCCTCACCACGGCTGCTAATAATCGGTACAAAGTTCGGATTCCTTCTGGTCTCCTCCGCGATGTACTCTCCTAACCTGTTGAGACTTTCCTCATCATGTCCGGGGATGTCCAAGAATCCTTTGGGTGGCCTTTCCAAACGATAAATCTTGTTTTGGAAATTTTCTATTGCGAGAGCGGTTTCGATTTTCTTGGAAAGACCTATAATTGGCGACTGCCCATACAATCTGGCATTCGCACTGTATTTGTTGAAATGAATAATCTCATCCCTCGCAAACGGAATTTTATCCTTCTCCGTACCTTGGTCATAGAAGTACGCCACCGGCTCTGCCTCAAACCCACCTTCGCCAGTCTCCCCCTTCTCTAACTCCTCACGGGTTACTATATCAAAATACTCGTCCTCCTTAAACTTCCCAAACTCATCCACATGAAACCGCATCTGCTTCGCATCCTCTACCCAAAGCTCCTTTACTAATTTGTCCGTAGAACCCTCAATCCTCTCGTAAACAATACTAACCCAGCAATCATCAAACACCTCGACCTGCCTTATCAGTGCCTTGAAAAACTCACTACCAGTTATGTCTGCATTGCCCCCCGATGGGTCGCGTAGAAGACTCTCCAACATCTTGCGCTCCTCCTTGTCACCCTTGTCGCCGAGGGCGTGGTATTCCCACCCCTTAGCAACGGCTTGTGAAGCTATCCGAGTGATTACAGTTCTAAGATGAGAATACCTGTCAGCCAACTGTTCCAGATAACTCTGGTCCACGGGAGGAAGTATCGAATCCTTGAACGAACCCATACTGCCCATCGCAGAGTAAACCGGAGTCCTTGCCTCCTTCTCCAACTGTTGTGCGTCTCTCGAAATCATCTGCTCCAGCGCGGAGGCCTTGCGGATTGGCTTGCGACGGAATCTATCGTACCATGCCATCTATTGCCTCCAGTGTTTTAATTATCTTATTAAGCCTTTCTCTTTTCTGAATAACATCCAGACTCTTCTTCAATTTCCGGCTCCATCCCTGTCCGGGGTTCCCACCCATCATCTTCCACATTATATAGCCTTTACTGGGTTGTTTGCGGTTATCAAAATTTATTCCTTTAGGGTCCACATCCTCATGCCTGCGATAGTATGTGTCTATCTTTACCGCAGTCCGATACCCCACGTCCTTCTGGGTCCGTAATCTG